TATTTTGTAAGCGATCTATTCAAAGATCGTAGACGGCTAAAGGATTGGGCAATGGAAAAGCTAACTACTGAACGATCTGGGTACTATTCGCCTATGCCTGACGGTACCATCGACTTTTGTAGTAGAGATCTAGAAAAGTGGCTACTTAGTCAGCCAAGGAGATAGATATGCTATACGAAGTATCAGCATCTGAAGTAAGGCCACTTCCGGCAGGGTGCGTAGCAGAATATGCAGAGCTAACTAACCGAACAATAAAGCGGGTAGAGTTTTCAAACGATAAGGCAACGTTTATCATTACCTTATCGGACGATACTGTATACTCAGTCTGCCACGCACAAGAAGATATTGAAGTAGTATCTTTTCGACATATTAGCTATGATTATAGGAATACTCTTTGTGGGGCGCGCCTGGATTCAGTAAGTCTACATATTTGTCCAGTAAATACCCCCGTCCGAGGTACCTGGAGTTGCCTATACTTAAATACTAACAAAGGACAAGTGATGGCACATTGGTATGGCACTGGTGACGGTACTAGCTCAGAATCTGTTGACTTATATAGGCTAAAATAAGTCAGCGCGGCCCGACCAAGGAGAATAACACTATGACCTTACAGCAACAGCTTACATATCCAGACCTATGTAGGGATATGTATTATTACGATGAAGTAGAAGGTACTTCATACTTCGATACTAAAGTCCCCATCCTTCATTTATATCCAAAAGAGGGGGTGCCGGCGATAGTGTGTTCCTTTATGGCGATATTCTACTATGCGCTAAATGAAGGTGAGCCCGGCTTCTTGGTGTATGATAAGCTAAGCAACGAGCTTATCCCGTATTTTACAAGCTAATAAGTAGGCCCGAGTAATGTGACTTTTAGCGGTGTGGTAACCAAGCGCATGAAAGGGCCTACTAAGTGGTAGGAGACTAAAATGATTGTGTGGTGTGTCCGGGGCGGAGATGAGCAAGAGCTAGCAAATTTGCTAAAGCAATGCACTGATCCTACTACAGGGTTTATCAATGGCATAACTTTAATCGAACTTCTGGAGTGGGAGGCAAAGAAAAAAGATATTGAGAAAAAATACGATGGCTACACAAACGAGGAGTATTAAAAAGGGTATATTATGGATTACAAAACTCAATTGATGGATAGAATTGGCACATCGGCTAGACTGATTAGAACTGAGCTACAGACTATGGAGCCATTGTTTTACCTTGCTTCTCTAAAGGCTATTTTGCCAGAATTCAAGGAATATGTTACAGTAGAAGCCATTAATCAGCTGGATAAAACAAAGAACGACATTTTAGAAACTTATGCTTTCGAGTTTCTTTGTGAACAATGGCGCTTTGATAAAGCTATTGAGATCTTGAATTCTAACTGTGTAAACTACATAGAGAAGGCTATGGCAGTATCTTTGGGAGCAGCTACTGCTTTAGACGACGACGAGTCACCACTTGGATCTATGCTAATAGCTATGATCGGAAAGTGTTACTACGTACTTGGTTTGCTGGGTAATCCAGAAACTAGGGAACAATCAAACATGAGAACAAACTTACTTATCGACGGAGATTTAGTATGAACACTGAACGCCAAGCTGAATCGCTAGATCGTATGAAAGCGATAAGCAGTGTGATTATTCGCACGACGAATCCTACAGAACTATTCGCATTTGTTGTGTCGGGAATGGTCTTTGTAAAATCCATTACCAACATTGAAACAGATACAAGTATATTTCAACTCTATGCGATTCGTAATATCAAAGAGATAGACTCGGACAAGGTAAAGCGGCTTATTGTCTATTGTCACGATAACTGCACTCCAATAGAACTCTCTTTCATTATATGCACTTTATTGGAGGAGCTATACAACAGCAATTTAGAGATCCCGCTAGAAATTAAGGAGCCAGCAATAGCATCTCTTAGGAACCAAGAGGAAATGCTAACTGGATGCTTAGAAATTCTAGACTATCCAAGCACCAAAGAAGAAGAATCAGCCCGAACAAAGCTAGTAGTCGAGGTATACAAAAATGAACCGAATATTTAGATTCAAAACCCACACAGTAGTATTCACTCACAGAGAAATACTGCTGTGTGATCCAGAAACTAGAGCTGTAGTGTCTATCCCCCTAAGTGGGGACGACTTTCTAGATAATTCACTACGAGCTGCCTTATTGAAAGTGATGGAGAAGATCGATGGCACGGCACCTGAAGTATGATTACTCAGATATTAGAGCTACATTCCTAACGTATAACAATGACCTTATGCGGATGATGAGTGTTGATCCTATGGATAGGAATAAGTATAGAGCTAGATTTTCCGTTCTAAATGGGCTAATATTCGTAGTCTATGTCGATGGCACACTATCGTCTGCGTCTAGAGTAGTTATAGACATGCCTAAGGAATTAGAAACTACTCTATCCCGTAAAGCATTAGCCGACATATTCTCTGACTTTTACACTAAGCTCGTAATGTACGGTAACGGCACTACCCGCTATAAAATTACCGGGCGAGATCTTGAGAGGAAGATCCATATTTACACTAACGATAGGGATGAGGCATTAGGATGGGAATCTAAGCTAGTAAAAGGGACAATTTGGGAGTTCAATCTAAAAGAGCAGAGATATACTAAAATCAGGATTATCGCCGATAAAATGAAAAAGCCGGAGTGTATGAAATGAACGTATTCAACTTTGTTAGATCTGTGAACGATCTAGCTTATTGGGCCGCGCGAAGAAAGGCTCAAAAAGCACCAGTTAGACCTTATGATATGTCGGCACTTAGAATGCACGAATGGGGGATATTTGCTGCTGTTAGCGAACAAGAACTATCTACTGCTAAGAACTTACTCTGCTATATTGACGCAGGCGGAGAGCTAGTAGTAGTAAATGATACTCTATTCAATTCATTTTGGCAAACCATGTTCGAGCGATTCTTAGCAGTTTATATGGATTGTTGGGAGAAAGCATCTTTCTTGAGGTAACTAATGCTAAAAGTTAAATTTAACGGTAAATGGATAAGTCTCAAATGGGGGTGTAAACATTGTTGCGTATTCTGTGGACTATGCACCAATATCTGCGGCTCTAGTAGTCCGTTTCACGATTGTAATTGTGAATTTTGGATGACAAATGAATCAGACAAGCTGTGCTTAAGTTAGAGGTGGGATATAATAATGAAAATTCATGTGACAGGGTTAAAATCATTTCGTGGGTGCCGACGTAGATTTGCTTATGAGCAATTCGATAGGCTTGCACCATTGGAAACGTCACCAGTACATATGGCGTTTCAAGAAGGTACGGCAGGACATTATGCACTGGAACAGTATTATGCTTTTAATGGGCATAAAAATCCTAATATTACTCCAGCCGACTTTTTAGATGCTAATGCTTTTTCTTCCCCAGAGAGATTAGGTCTATTTGAGAAGATGCTGCAGCGGTATAAAGCTACGTATGGAGAATACGAAGCCCAAAGTTGGGAAGTATTGCACACAGAGCAAACCTTCTCATATAAAATTAATGATGATGTCGAATTAGTTGGCACTATCGACATGATTATTAAGCAAGGGAATAGGATTTTTGGCGTTGACCATAAGTTTCTCAAAGCGCCGCCTAATGAGAAGACTGTTAGCCTAGACGATCAATTCACAGGCTATTGGTTTCTCTTAGAGCAAGCTGGAATCAATGTGCATGGATTCATTTACAACGCATTGATTAAAGCTGTCCCTGAGGTGCCGACTATGCTAAAAGACGGTAGCTTGTCTGTAAGTAAGACCCAGAAAACAGACTTACATACGTATACTAAAGCGGCAGAATTTCTGGGTATTGATCTGAAGCACGATAAATACAAGGATTACTTAGAGCATCTGAAAAATAGCCCATCAACCTATTTTGTGCGAGAGCCAATCCTTAAAACCCCTTACTCTACTAGAGAATTCAAACGGACTTTGGAGCATATTAGTAGAGAAATAATTCATGGTACTAAGGATAGATCCTATATGTATCCATCACCTTCGTATACATGCCCATACTGCCCATTCCAGTTTATATGTGAATCCGATTCGCAGGGCGCCGATACGTCTATCATCAAAGAACGCCTATTTAGGATCAAGGAGGAAAATGAGCGATAATGCACGATTACGTAGTTGTAGATTCTATAGAACGCGCAACTCATGTAAAGGTAACTAGATGCGAGAATGGAGTAATTGAAGAAGAATTCATTCCTATTGAGCTTGGTAAAGAGTTACCTAAAGTACCATTTGTGTACGTAGTAAGGATAGATTTTGACTATGACAATTGAAAACGGAATTAAGCTACTCATTCATGCGTATCCTGGAAGCGGCAAAACTAGGTTCTTGAAAACAGTGTTAGATGTACCTGAGTTTAATCCTACCTTACTCATTGATTTCGATGGGGGGTTGCGGACTATCCAGAGTTACGTAGAAGTAATTCCTAAAATGGAATTCTTGCGAATGGATAAGACAGCTTTTAAGAAAGACAAGCTAACTACGGTTAGCATTACGTCTGCACTAGATTTGGATGCTATCTTCGATTATATCTTTAATCGAGATCATCCATTCAACACAATCGCAGTAGATTCACTAACTGAAATTAACCGGTTAGCTATGGATACTGCATTGAAAATCAACGAACTATCGGAGGTGAAAGTAACGGACGTTAAAGTACCTGAATGGCCTGAGTATAAGAAATCACACGCTATTATGGTGCGGTTCCTTAGGACTCTTCGTAATTCTAAATTTAACGTTATTTGTACTGCTCAAAGTAAAAGCGATAAGAAGGCCGGTCTAGGCGGAGATTCTGTAGTTACTAGAATCTATCCTGCGCTTATTGGCCAACTATCGCAAGAGTCAGAAGCTATATTCGATTTTGTAGGCGCTATCGAATTGGGCGCGCCGCCGAAATATGAACGTAGATTGCTGCTCGGACCACATAACATCTACGCTACTAAAGCTAGGGTAGATAGCGACAAGCCTGTAGAGGCAATTTCACCAGTTACACTAACTAAACTAATCGAGGTAATTAACAATGTCTGAATACGTGTTGAACATGGCTAACATCAACAATCTTCCGCCCGTCGGAGCTTATAGATTCCGGGTTACTGGAATGCAAGAAAAGGTTAGTTCTGCGGGCAATCCTATGATTGTCTGGACTATGGAGATTATTAACGGAGACTTTGCTGGAACGGAGATTGATGACTATATGGTCATTACTCAGAAAGCATTATGGCGAATCTGCGCCTTTGTAATGGCATGCGGATTCCCCAATCCTGAAGGTCAAGATAATTGGAAGTTTGTTCCTACCGAATATCTGAATTGTGAGTTTGAGGCTACTCTTAAGCACGATACAGGCACTAAGGGTGGAACATTCCCCAAGATTGACACCTTTATCGTCTAAGTAGTAAGCATAAGGGGAGAAAATTTATATCATTGGAGCTTAATATGATTGATCCACGACTAGTTACTCGGACAGTAAGACATTCGTCAACGACAACATACTTGGGAGAAAGTAGATACCAATGTGTATATTGTTGGGTTGACGGAAATCTAGAATCGCTAAGCGGTCAGTTTGAATTTGTCGGATTGAATGGCTTTAGGAAAATTTGGAGTGTAGAGTGTGCGGAATACTCACTTTTTGCAAAAGAGGTGCTCAAACTACAAACATTGGTAATAGAATTTAACGAGTTAGTCCGTAATATAGAGCGCTACCAGAGCAAAGTATCCTTAGTATTAGGTGATAGTGCTATTATTCAGCCTTCAAACGAGCTTGAGGAGTTTATGCATGGAACAGATTAATATCGAACTTTCTGTTGTAAAGCACTATCTTAGCGCCGCCCTAAGGCTTCAAAATGAAGAGATTGAGAGGCGTGCTAACAAACTATTAGAAGAAATGGATATTGATAGCTTGATTACACCACAACTAAACGTCATGGTACAAAATAAAGTAGCCGAGATCCTCGCTGAAAAAATAGTGGAGATAATCTTTATTAAACTATCTTTGCAACCTGAATATGTGAAGTATAATGTCGGAGATTCGATATGATTTATGTAGTATACTTTGGCAAAAAATGGAGAAAAGAATTCAGGGTTTTAAAAGAAGCTAAGATATTTGCTGAGCAACAGGGGGTAAAGAAAATAATTGCCTACTCAGTTACAGGAGTTCTCATGTATGTTCTCGTACATGAAGACTGGCTAGTTGATGGCGGGACTTGGGTTATAGAAGGTACTCTAACATGATTTTTACAGTATATTACGCTCTATCTTCAAAAAAAGAGTTTAGTATTTTTGAAGAAGCTCGCAAGTTTGCCGAGGAGATAGGCATTACTACAATCTATGCGAGGCTAAAAGAACATAGCTCATTTACACAGTTAATCTGCAATATAAATGGAAAATGGGAAACCACAAAATTGATAGATGAATCTAATTCAGATAAAAGACAACCAACACAAATGCCGGAGTGGCTAGAGAAACAGTTCGATAGTGCGGATAGAACAGTCGATACTTGGAGCGAAGGTAAACGTCAAGCCGCCGGTATTCCGGCAGAACCGAGTATTACAGATAAGTCTAATCAAGATAGGAGATATAAAATGGACAACAACGCTATTTATATGGTAATTCAGGTTGGGGGAGAAATCGAACATTTCCCTAGCTTACACGAAGCTCAGAAATATGCTAACCGCAAAGGAATTGCTCGCGTATTCGTAAAAGATGGCGATCTCATTAGTCAGTACGAAGTAATGCCTTACGGGAGTAGTGACAGTAATATTTGGGTACATGTAGGTGAAGAAAATGCACCGCCCTATAGAGTATGGGAAGATAGCAAAGAGCATAGGTTTGCATATCTCCTAAATGCAGAAGATTATGCGATTAGTATAGGGCATGGTGTAGTGTGGGAATCAAGTAATGGAAATACTGAAATAGTATATGAATTTGATTGGAAAAAGAAATGCTGGAATAAACGTTGGATAACAAAAGAGGAGTTAGGACGGCGCGTTACCGAAAAAGCCAATCCAGTAGATGCAGTAAATCCACCACATTACGATAACCATAAAGTTAGCCCAGTTGATTTAATCAAGGAGTATAACTTAGATTTCTCACTCGGTAACGTTATAAAGTACACGGCGCGCGCGAACGAGAAGAATGGGAAAGAGGACTTACTAAAAGCATTATGGTATCTAGTATTTTCCATTACAGGGGATATAGTGTATTGTAAAAAAATATCTCAGGAAGTAAAAGAATATGGTAGCTGAAGTATTGTTTGATACTCCTCTTCATTTACGACAATTTGTGCGCGCCGAGCCTAGCATCGATATAGTAAGCTATAGCCAACCTAGCACTCCTTCTTCATTCGTATTATATTCGGGCAATCTGCCTTGGGATAATAGGGAATGTGCCGGAGTGTTTATCTGCTTCCCTAAGATGACTGACTATCTCATGGCGGAAGCTAATGTAAAAGATATGCTTACGAAGGTGCCAGAAGAAAAAGTAAGAATATATCTACACGATGCTAATGAGTCGGTATCTATCTTTATCCAAAACTCTGCGCTAGAGCTTGGTATAGATCTTTACGTAGCTGATGTATTACCTCCGGATTGGCCGTTTGCAAATACATGGTCTACCAATATATCCCATATGACTAGACCAACAGTAACGAAGATCCTTACCAAGTGGCATATCCTTGCCGCAATGCCGAAGCCGAATAAGAAGTATTTCAATCTACTTAATTCTAGAGAGTTGACTGCGGAAGAAGTTACCGTTGGCTTAGCCAACGGATGTGCTAAAACTGTGGATAAACTATTTAAGTCACAATTCTTTTATCCTAGTGTTGAAGAAGAATTCTTCTTAGACGAGGACTTACAAAAAGAGTTAGATCGTATCCAAGAAGTTTGGAAGTACGACTAAATACCTGGGCGCGTAGCTCAAAGGTTAGAGCAAGCGACTCATAATCGTTAGGTTGCGGGTTCGACCCCCGCCGCGCCCACCAAAATATATTATGGAAGTAACACTTATCACCCATTCAGGTAATGACTTGTTAGTAGTCAATGCCGCTAGAGTTAGTTTTAATAAACGTAAAACTGTTTTAGATGAGGCTGATGTCAAACTAATTCATTACTTAGCTAAGAACAACCATTGGACTCCATTCGGTCATCCACAGATTACTTTGCATCTTAAAGTGCCTATCTTTGTAGCTAGACAACTAATGCGAAGTAACGTTGGGATTGTTTATAATGAAGAGTCGAGACGTTACGTAGATTATATGCCTAAGTTCTTTTCAGTATCGGAATTTAGGGGTAAGGCAGATAATAAGAAGCAGGGCTCTACAGACTCTGCCATTGAAGATAATGAGAGGGCTATCGACATCTATAAAAATGCTACAAATGCGGCTGTGGATGCTTATAATGAGCTTCTAGGCTTAGGTGTAGCACCAGAATTGGCCCGTACTGTATTGCCAGTAAGCTCATATACTCAGTTCTTTATGACTGCATCTTTAGCTGCTTTGGCTAGAGTGTATAATCTCAGAATTGATCCGCATGCTCAACAAGAGATTAGAGAGTTAGCACAGCTGATTGGTAATATAATGCAGGACCTATATCCGGTTAGTTGGAGTGTCCTAACAAATGAAGCAAGTAGTATTTAGATACATCGAGTTATGCGAGCACTATCAAGCATATGATGTTCCAGCCCCGCCCGATGAATTTAATCTGTACGATATACTTGATTGGATAGAATCCATAAACGAGCTTTACACAGAAATGTTAGATGAATTAGCTGAAGAAGCACCAGAAGACAATTAAGATTTATCCGGGCGTGGTGGAATGGTAGACACAGCGGACTTAAAATCCGTTGCTAGTAATAGCGTAAGGGTTCGAGTCCCTTCGCCCGGACCATATAATATAAGGAGAACAAATGGACATTGACTTTAGGAGAATCAGAATGTGTACTAGCAAGGCAGCTTTTAGAACAAAAGCTGCCGCGCACAAACATCTAAGTACTATGCAGAAAAAGGCTGTTGATAGAGCAGACCTGTTAGTAGTTTACAAATGCACCTATTGTGGGAGGTTTCACATTGGCCATGACTATGCTAAAGATAATTGAGCCCGATTGTAAAGTATGTAGTAGAGCACACTTGGAACGTATTCATAGTATGGGGAATAGAGACAATCCCCCCATTATGATTATCTGGTCACAACCGCCTAGCGCTGTACATTATAATAAGAACTGGCTATCTGGTAATCAAGGCAAGATTATCACTAGCCTCCTTCTTCATTGTAATATAGACCCGGCGGACGTATACTTTACTTCTGTACTTCAGTGCAGGAGTTCTAAGACGGTAACTAATGGTGATCTACTTGCGTGTGGCGGTAGATTAGCATCTGAGATTGCTGAGATTAAGCCTAAGACTATCCTTTCATTTAGCGAAACTTGGGTTTTGCAGAATTGCAAAGAAGTAACGCGCTCGAAAGGCGGTAAACTTAAGACTAGTTTCAAGTTTGCTAGACATATTGGTACTAACATTCCAGTAATTTACTCGCCATCGCCAGACGCTATCGCCAATCCTAAGTTTGCATCTCCAGATTATGTAAAAGAACTTATGCGTAATCTGGAGTGTGCAATTTTAAAGTGTGCGTCGTATGACCCAATTCCATTTATTGAGGCAGGTAAGGTACCGTATACTAAATATAAATCTGGGGAAGCTCTAATCAGGCGACTCAAAGAAATACCTGATGGAGCAGAAATAGCCGTAGACATCGAAACTACCTCATTAGACCCACATGAGGGCTCGATTAAGTTGATAGGTATTTCTGATAATGCGGACTCAGCATTTATGTTTGAGCCATTAGACTGTATGGATGCTTTGCCAGAGTTTATCGCTCTTCTAAATAGGTGCAAAGTCACTTGCCATAACAGCTTGTTTGAAGGATATTGGTTTAAGCACTATCTAAATCATAATTTACAGTGCTCAGACGATACCCTTCTTCTTCATTATCTACAAGACGAGCGCCGCGGTATGCAGGGATTAAAGTTACTAGGTCAGCTATACTTTAATGCTCCAAATTGGGATGAAAAGGTATTGCACACTCCTGGAGATTATACAGTCTCTACTGAGCTGGAAGAATACCTGGCTATGGATTGCGTAGTTACATTTAGGCTTAGGGAAAAGCTACGGTCATTTGAAAGTTCTTATGACCAAGATTGCTATGAAAACCTGATTAAGCCAATCTCGTATGCTTTGATTAAAGCTACCTCACGCGGTATCCGCATTAATATGGATGAGCTAGATAAGCTAGAACAATCCATAGATTCGCGCCTTAAGGAGCTTAATGAAGAGCTGGCTAAACTAACAGGATTTGAAACTAACGTAGGAAGCAAGAAATTCAAGGATTACTTGTTCGGTACGTTACAGCTTCCTATCCTAAAAGTATCGGCTAAAACAGACAACCCGTCTGCTGACAATGAAGTACTGGACACATTAGCAGATATGTATCCGCATGTAAAAGAACTTCAGTTAGCGCAGGAGATTCGTAGACTAAATAAGATTAGCGAAACGTACGTTACAGGATTGCGAAAGCAAATGTATAATGGAAGGGTACATCCTAAGTTTTCCTTGCACGGTACTGAAACTGGTAGGCTGTCATCTAATTCGCCTAACATTCAGCAAATTCCGCGCGATGGGGATATTAAGCGTGTATTTATTCCTGACGATGGGTTTATGCTGTTTGAGATCGACTACTCTCAAATCGAGTTTAGGGTAGCAGCTCATCTAAGCCAAGACCCTGTTATGCTAGAGTATGTTAGGGAAGGTCGCGACATTCACACCGATATCGCATCAAAGTTCTTTAAGATAACTCCTGAGAACGTAACTAAAGCTCAGCGTAATTTCTGTAAGACAATCGTGTATGGCAACATGTATGGGCTAACTCCGCAAGGTGCGGCGGCCCGAACAGGTAGTACTGTAGAAGAAGCTATTCGACTACAGAATTACCTTAAGACTATGTTTCCAAGATATTATGAATGGGAAAATGATGTATATACGTTAGCTACCGAGCGAGGTTACTCATTATCGCAATCGGGGCGGCGCCGCAGGTTCCCGCTTATTCTATCAGAATCGATTCAACGATATAGGAGGCAGGTAATTAATTCAGAAATCCAAGGCTTTGCATCGGATATTAATCTGTATTCATGCATTGAAATCGATAGAACATTGGTTGGAGACGAATTCCATATTCTAGCCCCAATCCATGACTCTATTCTTGGACAGTCTAAGTCTATTGATCTAGTGCATAGAGCTGGCGCTATTATGAAAACCTGTCCGGCGATTTACTATAAGCTAGATATTCCATTAGACGTGGAGATAAAGGTTGGCCCTAGCTGGAAAGAAATGGAGAAGATAAAATGACACATACAATCGTAGCTTCGCAAGATTACGTTAATGAAGTAAAGAATCGGGGATACACCGAATTTCAGAGCAATACAATGTTTAATTACCAGGAAGGTGACTACATTGTATTTACAACTCCAGTATCTTTCAAGGAGAAAGACACTATAACAGTACAAATTAAAATCAGCAAGATCGAAGTGTTGTCAACTCGACACATTATGGTTTACGGGAGTGTAACTGATGGAATTTTACGTAGCTGAAATATTCAAAGTAATCAAGAACGTAGTAGCGGCAGAAATACCTGGTATTACGTTCCTATTTAACAAAGTGCCTGGTGGGGTAAAGAGTTATCCTATCTGTCTAGTTACTGTCAACACTGAACTAAAATCAGTTAAATACGGCTGTGTGATTTACAATTACACTTGGACTATCACTATTCAGGAGAACCCTAATGTAGACACAAAAGAAGATAAACCTTTGGGACTTCGTGAATTTGAAGTCATAGAATCTGTAGCTAATACGCTACAGAATCAAGAATTGTGGGATGTAGAGGCTCCTGGAGTTACTGATCCACTAATATCACAAGTAATTACGGGGGATAATTATGGAGAACCTAGAGAGTTCTTCCAAGCGTCCATAATTCTAAAACATATGCTTAGAGGTTCAAGATGATAAACAATAAGCGAATTGATACATCGCAAATTCTGTGTGGTTATTTGCGTCGATTGTATGGCTATCGACAAGATGCAGTAGCTGCTGCTTTACATGTGTCTATTCCTACATTATCTAAACTTGAGAACGGGTTTATCACTCCAGTGGTAGCTAATAACTATAAGCAGGTTTTAGCTAATTTCTATAACTGGCCGGGCGCGCCTGAAGAACTAGTTAAACCTATAGCAGAATGCGAAAACTTCATGGAGAACATTATTTCACTAATACGGGATGGAATAGTTGAAAATTTTAGGGATTGATCCTGGCGGTACTACAGGGGTAGTATTAGTTGACATAGACTTTCCTACAGCTACTGTCGAAATAATGTTCGCAGGACATGTTAGATTGTGGGATAGTTTAGACAACATTATAGCATCTAAGGCAATGCGCAAAGTTATAATGGAGAGATATATTTTGCGCAACCTTGGTGCTGATAATGAACCACCTATTAAAGTAATTGGCGTAGTGGAATACCTATGCCAATTACATGACATGGAACTCTTATTGCGTACTCCACAATCTCGTCTAGTTATAGATAAGAGATTCCCTGGATTACTAAAACCGCATAAGCTAGGAGTACACGCTGGATCTGCGATTAGGCATGTATTAACCTATGTTTATGTAAATAACGGAATAAGCAACTTCACGCTAAAGAGCGACATAGCCACCACAGTAGCAAAATAAACCTATGAAATTCCGAGCGTTATACGAATCTATATTGGATATAGAGTCATTCTCAAGCGCTGGGAAAGCTAGTTGTAAGTGTGTATTCCATGATGACAATAAGCCATCAGCTTTAGTTGATTTAAATTCTGGTGTGTTTTCTTGTTTAGCCGGATGCGGCACTATGTCGCCTCTTGCTTTTTTGGCTAAACTGTATCAAGTCTCTACTCGTGAGGCTTATACGATTCTATCGGATTTAGTAGATAATAGTGCCGAGCCGCCCGAAAAGGAGCAGTTTAGCAAAATTCTACTACCAAATCCTGAATTAGCTAATATCTATGAGCGTAGTGTTTTCAACCACCAATATATCCAAGAATATTGTGACTCAAGAGGTATAGACATTTCTGTAGCACGATCTATGGGAATCAGTTACCTAGAGCCTGAAAATACTGCGTGGAATCGACCTACAATCTGCTTTCCATATTTTTATAACGGTAAGCTAGTTGGGTTACGCTACCGTGATCTAGGAGGTGAAAAGTCAGCGGCGGCAGGATCATTCCATACATTGTACGGAATAGATGATCTTGATCTAACGAATAAAGTAGCTGTAATTCTAGAAGGCGAATCGGATATGCTACGAGCTAAATCTATCATTCCTAACTTCTCCATTATAGGCACACCTGGGGTGGAGTTTAGAAAAGAGTGGGCTAGAGAATTGTACGATATGACTAAAATCATATTAGTACCGCAGGCTGATATAGCATCCGACTCACTCATTAAAGCATGCAGATCGGCGCTTGATTCTAGGCTAGTAATTGCCCCATTACCCTGGCGTAGGTTTCAAACTGGAAAAGACTTATGCGAATGGTTAAGCTATAACTCTGACCAAGCGTTCATTACGCATATAGAAGAACATGTAGATTTTAAATCTATTAGAGTTTTCACTGGAGGAGAATTGGAAAGTACTGCTCAACACTTAGAAAGAATACCGTTCATAAATAACCTTCTATATCAAAATCAGATTTGTATCATCGGCGGCCCGCCAAAGAACTATAAAACTTGGATAGTTCTTAATATGGTTAAGGCTATGCTTACTGATGAGCCATTTCTAGATATAGCTGAGTTTGCTACTAAAAGAGAAAAGACTCCTAAAATATTATTTATTGAAGAAGAAGGTGACTTCAAAGATTTGTATTCTCGTGCTGTAACAGTATTGCGAGATACTTCTTGGAAGCAGGATACTTTCTGGGGGCATAGGCTAGGAATTAAACTAGATGAAGAGGCTGGGTTTCAATTCTTGAGTGATAAGATTCGAGAAAAGAAAATAGACCTTCTTATTCTAGATCCATATCAACGATTGCACAATGCCGAAGAAAAATCTGAATCAGACACTAGAATATTTTGGGATAACATCCATGCGCTACTAAAACGATTCCCTACTCTGTCGATTATTATCTTGCACCACTTTACTAAAACAGGCCGTACAGAAGATACTTGGAATGCATTGCGTGGTTCTACTCGTATGGCTGGAGAAGCTGACTTAGGTATCTTCGTACAGAAAGTCGATAAACGAGGTAAATCTTACATTAATATGCGAATCGAAGGCCGTACTTTTACTGGCTTTGAATCGTATGACCCATCCCAAGGTATTGCCTTGTTCTTCGATAAAACAGATGCTTCTATTTCAGTTACAGAAGTAAAGTTGCCTGAGCAAAAAATAAAGTTAGAAAACACTGCTGGCTACGTGCAGATTATGGATCTTTTGCGGCAGAATGGGCGTATGACTGTACAAGAGGTTATCAATACCACCGGCAAAACTAGAAAAACTATCTATAACTGGTTAGCTGCTGCTGGGGAAAGAATAACTAATACGCAGGGAGTCCTAGAAATAGCGCCACCTAAGGAAATACCAGAACCTAATGATACCGAAGTACCTTCTGTATAAGCCATACTTTGCGTTCGATGAGCCTGTTAGCACTCCCTATGAGGCAATGAAGAAGGCTGGAATTCCATTCTTCCTTCTTCATTTGCCTTTAATATCTAACTTTAAAAAGGTTATAGAAGATACATATATTGCTACAGACTTAGAGGGCAAAGAGTTTAGCGTAATCACATCTAAGTATGCATCTTCTGATTGGATGCATATATTCCGAAGCATAAAAGCCCCCCTAATTTCTAGAATAGAGGGAGGGGGAGTTTATAAAAAGCTAGCTCATATGTACTATAGCTTGGATCGTGTACTTGTGTCAAATGAGTATGCGTTTGAGGTCTTTGCTACAGTAATATATGATTTTTGGGTGCGCGACTTTACTATCAAGTTTCACTACATAGATCCATTTATAGATTCAGTAGTGTATCAAACTTGGTTTACAGCGTCTTACTCAAGTGATGTAAACATAGAACTGCTATTCTCAGCAATGGGTAAGAAAGAAGAAACGTTTATAGGCATCCTAGACTTAATGACTAGGTATGAACTAGAGGCGGACGACATAGAGGCATTACTGCCGTACCTAACAATCCAGAAGTTTATCGAGCCAAAAGAAGTGGCTAAAATCTACGCCACATTAGAGCGAATGGAGGAAGAGTACTACACACTCTATTCAGTGCATAGGGCTATCTTGCACATACGACAAGAAGATAACGAAATACGTTATCTAAGAACATACAGAGAATTAGTACGACATTTCTATACGCTAATAGACAGAGAAATACCAAATGAAGCAAAACGATCTCCCTTTGAAAAAACTCCAACAGGAATTAAGCAACATCCGCTTATATAATGAAGGACCTTTACGGATAGAGTTATTGGAATCAATAGCTGGATTCGTAGAGGTATATGTTACCTTGGACTCCTTTGATGGGGTCTACGGAACCTACTCTAATTCAGGATTACTGAGGCCATATGAAATAGTAAAATTACATCTACACGGAAAAGAAGTACCAGCTATTTATGTTGGTAAAGTTACTCCATACCTAGCAAAGACAAAGGATATAAAAGGATATTATAAATAACTATGGATACACTTGATTTTATCATAGCTCTTATGGCTGGATTGTTTGTTACGTATCTTTTTATGACAATATTATCTTTAATTTTAGCTCTATTTGGATATTTGTCATTCCTAGCCTGTATTATTTTTTCAGTATTAACTGTAATTACACTACTAGGCATATTTCTTATCTCACTAAAAACAACAAGGACATATAAATAATGTTTATCGCTGTCAACTCTAACGGCAATTCCTTAACCATTCGAGATGGTTCTAAGGAAGTCATTATCGTATTTAACGCTAATACAGAAGCTGAAGCTATCGATCTTATTAATAAGTGGAAGGTTGCTTCTTGTTTCGTAGTATATGCCCTACCATTAAAAGTAGAGATGAACGAGCTAGAAACGTATTGCCAAGCAACTAATTCCAAAATAGGTATGTACGATCCCGATAAGAATGAGCTAGTTATTATGGACGAATTCTCATTAGGTACCTAGTCACTAAGTATCTACGTGGGTTCGCGCGCACACAAAAACGGGCGCCTTGAGAACCGGTCATTCCGGCCTCTAGGCGCCCGTTTGTGCTTGGTCTAGACTCGTTCCCGGCTCTTTGCCCGAGACGACCCCTCTGAGGTCATATTCTAAGGACAATTAGAAAGTAACTCCGTCCTTAGAATACGCTGTATACGCATGTCCTGACTTAACATAAGTAAGTACTACTAACATAGTCTGCGCGCTCACCCAAGTGTAAGATACGTCAATTTTAGCGTCAGTAACACCAGTTATACATGTTACCGGGGTTGCTACAAAGGACCCATCAAAATTAGTTACTGTGCATTGAATATCTGTGCCATTGACTTTATAATGAAGGATTTGGCCGGATTGAGTAATTAGAAGTGTAGCTTGAGTGCCAAGACCCATGTCTATTTGCATAGTATAATTACTACCCCTGTCGTATGTTCTTACCCACTCAATGTTAGATCCATTTTTATGGGTTATATGAGCAAATTCTTGTTGACCGAATTCTTTAGTTATCTTTATTTGGGCGCCGCCATCAGTATCGTAGGTAGATTTTCGATCAGTCCAAAATATAGGATACATAGCATGGGCAGTACCATAAATTAGTTTGCCATCAAAGTCGCGAATAGAATGAAGGATTAGATTGTTAGCTGTATCAATATCTCTAGGACCTGGGCACTCAGGAGGCTCAGTCCAACTCTTATCATTAGAGCATTCATAGTGGCAGATAGAATCGAAATGATCTGGACACTTAGCAGGAGCAGGACATACCACGGCTACATCATATACGTAAGATTCAGATTCAATGTGTTCTACGAATTGCCAGTAACCCGCGCATACTAACTCATTATCTTGCGTAGCAGTCGAAGTAGCTGAACCACCTACAACACAACAATCTTCTTCTTCTGTAGTAGATAGATATGTTTGCCATAGGTCAGAATCAGGGCAAGGTAAACGTATAGCACTTTCCTTATACGTCATATCCCTGTTACGCTTATCTACATTCCTAGATGCTGGTACGCACCCAGGGTCGCAGTTTTCAGAAAACGTAACATAAGTTAAGCTATCTGAGTAACTTCCAGTAACTACATTATTAAATGTATCTGTAAACGTTATAGACGGGAGAGGTTTAGTACAGCTCATGGGCAGTAATACACGTATGCAGGATTTAGTTTCTGAAGGTCAAAGCATAACTCGAATGGCACAACCGAGCGCCCGACTAATACGCCCCAACCACCTACCGATTTACCGGTGACTTCAAAGTAAGCAATTTCGCTTACAGAAGGATATACACACAATGGAGCAAAAGATACACCTGGAGGCACTGGTCTATAAAAATGCTCTGTATAAAAATCCTTAATTAGCATAGCCCCGGCATCAACATATGGGCCAGGGCCAGTAAATACTAAAACGTCATCAATATACCACTCAATTGAACCAATGTAAAGCGTGAATGTTTTACTACTACAATCCCAGGTGTAGATTACATCGATTAGCTTTAAATACGATTTGCGTATGTGCCATCCAGACTTGTTAGTTAAAGTCCAAGTAAACCAAGGAGTATCTAGCACACCGCCAGATATAGGTAAGTTAGGATCTCCTGGAGCAGCTTTAGCAGGTACTGAGTTATTTATTGAGACAGAAATGCCGTGGGATGCTGAGTATGGTAAACCATACAGAATTGTAAATCCAGCTTGTTGGCCTATATTTCTGGCATATTCAGTTTCTGATCTTTCCCAAGTACCGGAAAGGATGTTCTGATACACACAAGTAATAGGTTCGTCTACATTTAATACCATGTTAGCACTTATGACATCCGCTATTTACTGCTTTAGCAATAGTCCTTTCTGCTTGGTAATTGTTTATAGCAGGAATAGCTATCTCCTGAATAGCTTTTACCATAGCTTCCCTGAGTGCCCTAATATAAACATCATCGCCAGCTATTACTATAGTAACCTCTGCTGGATTATCAAAAGCAGGTAATTGGACCGATTCAGTATATTTTTTCATTCTGGAATACCTATAACCTCCATAGTACCTCCTGCCGCAACAGAAGTAGTATCGGACTCAAAGTATGTATGCCATTCTGGTTCGAACGGCGCGTTTATTATCTTCTCTGCTGTATAGGTTGTTGGTCTATAGCGTTGGTGGTCTGCGGAATATGGGCTAGATGGAGACAAGTCTAAGCTAACATCAGTTTCAAATGATTCTACAAGATAATACCCAAAGCCCTGTAGCCATACGCTATCGCCTCGCCATAATGGAGTACCGTCCTGCTTAACTTGGAACTGAGCAGAAAAAGTAGCAAATGAGCGAGTAATTAAAGTACGGGCGCCCAATATTTTGACTAGTTCTATACAAGCTCCTAGTTCCAAAGAAGAATCAACGTAAATCCCCTTTATGGGTTCTGCGAGTACATTCTCTTGGAGATCTGTAGGAAGCGTATGTATATTTTGCGATACATAGTCTTTTATGAACGCCCGAACTTTACCTTTACGGGCGCGGTTGTATCCATCAACATATATAGCATTACACTCAGGTCGAATGTAATTGTGCTTTATAGTATTGAATACTGCCTGAGCTTTTTCTATAGCTGAAGTTCCATAACTTTCAGGCACAAGATCTTCATGGCAATATAGTCTATGAGCATTAGCTATTACCGCTGGATTAGGGACAAGCTCATACGGATTTTCAACTTCTACAGTTTGAATAGCCCTGTTCCTAAGCATAAACCTATCTAATTGCTGAATAAATAGGCCATGTTTACTTAAGATTTGATGCTCTAATACCATCAAATCTCCGGATAATGGAGTATTCCGAATCTTATTTATTTTGGCTTGGTCTACTCTTCTCATTGTTGTTACATAAAGTTATACAGTTTGGTATACACCAAAGTAGGAACTGCCCATCCGGAACCTCTATTATCAGGTTTAACAACTAAGATATCAAACGGCACGAACGTGTCGCGCAATACGTTTAAGAATGAAAGATAGGTTTCACCTTGCTTAATTGTTGGACCAAATTCGCCTTCAGAAGTATCAAAAGTAACTGGAAGAACTAGCGTACTAGACTCAATCCTATTCGGCAAGGCTAATGAGTATGAGATAGTCTTAAGAACATTCTCAAATGGCATACCGCCAAAAGCCCTATTATCCATAGTAGGATTATTACTAGAAAATGCCTCTACGTCTACTACAGTAATATCCAAGGCTACAGCTTCATCATTCATATTACTATGCACAGCCACATCAGTAATACGACCATCTATAATAGTATTACCGGCGAAGTTGCCGTTATCCAAAGCTACATCAGAAAAGCATAATTTGCATGGCCTATTAAGAAGTAAATAAGCGTTTCTCCAACTAGCAATCTGCGGAAGAAATCCCATAGTCTTTAAAGCATCTGGATTGTACAGAGTAAAAGTAAACTTAGCTCCAGCTATTTCATTAGGTACTGAAATCTGCAAGTTATTTACAGCCATACGAGTTTTCCATCGCTGATCTTCTTGATCTATATAATCCTCGTAAGCATTTAAGGTAACAACGCTAGTTGCTGGAGTTTGGGCATATCTAGCCTCTAAAGCTACTTGCATACCATACAGAGCATAGTGCGTAAGATGAGAGGATACTTGTCCAGCAGGTTGAAATGTAAATTTTAAGCATACAGGCTGACTCGCTCTAGATAGAGGTACTATATTAACGCGGTTTTCATCATAGACTTGTGCTGTTATTATGTAACCCATGCCGTAATAGTTTTCGTAAATAGCATCGGATTCAAACTCTCCAGTAGCATTATATTCAGGCACAGGGTCAAACCAGATGGGATTAGTCCATAAATATAAGGGATCTGATGAATCAAGCTGAGCAAACGCCATTTGGAACAATGCCATAGGATTATCGCTACCATCTGACACCATCCTAATATAGACTTTTTCTGCGGGAGTAATCTCAGGAATTGGCACATCAGTATCGACCAAAGGAACTTCGAAAGTATGCGAGTTACCGGTCACTAAGTTAATTAGCAAAATTTTATTTCGCTTACACGGAATGAATACTAATGGCACATACTGATTGTCGAACGCGCCGCCCGGTTTAGCTTTATTATTAGCTGAGTCTTTCTCATTTTCTTTGAAGCCCTTGGGTGTAAAGTCATCTTCAGAAATAAGATCTCCGTTATAATAAAATCTAACTTTACCATTTAAGTAGAATCTAAAATGAGGACCATGCTCATAGCCAAATTCCCAGTAAGTACCGCCGTCAGGATCTGCTGGACTAAACCATAAATTAACATAAAGCGCTTGATTAACGTTTACTGGATTAACAGTTAAAGCAGTATCTGAAATGTCGCGCGCCCAGATAAATTTATTGCCTGCCCCTCTAACTAATACTTCATTCCAACTAGAAGCAGTACCAAAAGTAAAATCTGCCTTATTAAATTTAGCGTATTGATTGGTATTTGATGTTCGCCAAAGTTCGCGATTCATGAAAGAGAACTTTGGTAATACTATTCCGTCGCTAGTAGCCCAGAAATCTGGGGATACATCATAATTGTAATCCCCAGATAACAGGATCATTTGAGAACGTTCCCTCTCAAGTCTATATTGTGCGTGGTTTAGAGCTATTCTAAATCTAGTATCCATATTAAATTCCGGTAGTGATTACCATTTCCCGAACTAGTTGCTGGAGTCTAATAGCAGCAGATCCACCAAACCTATTGACTCCATACTTAGCTCGCATTCTGTCCTCCATTGTAGGACCAACGGAACCCCAGTCACCAAAGCCTAGCGATTTACGCTCTAGCTCTAACAGTTGCCTATTAAGATCGACTAACTCACCCATATCATCACGAATACTTTTTATATTCTTAGGTACTGAGCCGTCATCCTGGAAGTCTTCAGGCAAAGCCTTTATAGTAGCATCTCCCATATTAGCTTGAGACATCATACGTAAAAATTGCTCAGCTAATTTAGAGTGCTTGCCTTCTGTTGTTGTGCCGTTAAACATAGAAGCAATAGTCTCTTCTGGATACTTATTAGCCATCCATACTCTAAAACTTTCTTGATTAATATCGGGAAAGATTTTAGACATTTCGTTCAATAATTTATCAAACGGCATAGTCTTAGACGCTTCATTTGCAACATTTTTAGCACGCATCATAGCAATCCACGCTAACGCAGGATTGACAAGTGCGAGTTTTTGATACGCTTCGCCTAAAGAAGAATTTAAATACGCGTTACGATCATCAGCCCCAGTATCATTTAAATGACCTCTCCACGAAAGCCCTAAATCTATTCCAAATTTTTGGGCTAATGCAGACACAAACTTTATAATTCCATCCCTAATCTGCTCCAGTATGGCAACAATCTTCTCTGTAAGTGTTATAACTCCGGCAAAAAAGGAAGCCATTATATTATCAGCTTTACCTTCGGGCAAGTTCAGCCCTATTGCATTTAGCATTAGCTTTGCAAAATACTTCATTGCAGGACTTGTAACAAACTTAGTAAATGCATCCATTATTTGGACTAACTGCTCACCATACTTTTCCCATACAGCCTTGCCGAATTCAGCTTGGAATTTAGTAAAAGCACTAGTTAAATTTTCAATAAAGTCAGTCACCTTAGAACTAGCCTGACCAAATTCTTCCATAGCTTCAACCAATCCCTTAGCAAACATTTTGGGAGTAATGCCCATCTTATTAAGATCTTTAATAGTAAGGGTTCCGAATTTCTTAGAAATTATATCGCGTAATCCTGGAATTCGCTCACCAATTTGTCGGATGTCATCTGCCATAATTTTAGTATCAGATAGCACCTGCCGTAAGGCATAAAATACCCCTTCAGCTTCAGAAGCAGGCTTGCCCATAAAGGATAGCATATTACTAACCGCAGCTATAGTTCGCTTAATTTCGTTCTCTTTCATTCCTACCGAAGCTAACTCTACATACCCTTGAACAGCCCCTTCGTAGGTAAGGCCCGAAACCTTACTACTAATGGCATACAAATCATTTAATATTCTAGAAGCGTCTTCGGCAGAAGTAGCAAACTGTCTAACTGAGTTTTCTAGCAATTCAAATTTAGAATAAACTTCAAGACTTTCTTTATAAAATCCTATAATAGTACTATAATACTGTTTCAGAATTCCAACAAACTGACTAGTCCAGTACATGGCGAGTGTAGCCGCACCAGTAAAAGCGAATAGCCCTTTGACTAATCCCTTAGTAGTTCTGGTAAATGCTTCGTAACCGCGGCCCATATTTTCAGAAAAGCTATCGATAAAAGTAGGTTTCTTGGGAGGGCGCGGAGGATTTACTACGTTTTTACTGTAAACGTTTCCTACGTTAGCATTTTTACCTACTGCAGTATTAAAAGTAAGGTTTCTAGCTTTAGTAGTGAAGCCTGAATGGGCACTAATATTCTTAAGTGCGCGATCTATTATGCGCATATAAGTAGCTGTTGCTTTTAAGACATTATTCCAAGTTTTCCAGTTATTTGTAATTGTAATTAGCTTAGTACCAAAATTGTTTAGGCGAGTACTAGCTGCTGTTATAAGTTTATTCAAACCGCGCATACTGCCTTTCATGCTAGTAAAAACTTGCTCAGAATTAAATCTTCGCAAGCCCTTAAAAACACGATCTATCGCACTAGCAAATCTAGCTAACTCTTGGAAATGAGGCTTTACTGAACGTATAGCTTTGCCAAATCGCTCAAATACTTCGTCAAGTTTATCTACAGTCTTAGCAAGTTCTTTTAAAGCATCTTGTAAAGCCTTTACTTTTTTGTGAGCATCCGCTGTATCAAGCGTATACTTTAGAATTACCTCATTGACGTTGTCGTTAGCCACGTTTTAGAAATCTCCTGTCTTTGACAGATTCGGTTGGGCGTTTATTTTCTTGCTCGATTATTTCATAAGCAAGAACTTTAAGCAATACTTTTCGATCTAGTTCGGAACAAATAAAGGGGTGGGGTAATGCATTACGCAGAGCACACCCAACCATAGCTCTGTATAACCCATTACCCTCACCCCTCAGAAGTTTTTTTCTTCCTCTAGAATATCAACGTCATCTGCTATAGATGAATAGCTATTCATTTCAGAATAAGTAGCTAATATCTCAGCAAAGACAGTTGATTCTGTAGCCAAGTAAATGAAAGTAGCTAAAGAAGCCTTACCGATTTCTTTATATTCACCATCTATCTTAGCCTCAACCCTGGTATGCTTACTATAAAGTAAGTATACCTTAAACAAAGTCTCCTGAGTAACCTTACCCTTATAAGCCATAAGCTCAGGTGACTTTGTGTTACCGAACGCCTTCATAAATTTAGTAGCCTGTTTGCCTACAGACTCAAACTCATCGTATGAAATCATACGATTAAAGTAAATCCTCTCCCCCTCAGGTAGCTCCACATAATATTCTAGAGGTCTCTCCGGCGTTGGGGCCGAAGAGTACTTCTTGAATAGTTGGTCAACGAATTGGGTTTTACTAGAATCACTATCCATAAATTAGGTCACCGAAGAAGTAATAACTACCGTCCCATTAACGCCGCTAATAGAATCCCCGGAGGTATCTATAGTCAGATCTCTTAATCGACCAGTAGCATTAAATGCTGTAAAGTTAGTATGCGGAGTAACAACTACCGCAATTTCGCTATCGTCGTAAGCCGTCTTTAACAATCCTAAAGACGACTGAAGAGTACCAGTAACAGTAAATGCAGTACCACTCTGGTATTGTAAAGCTATACTACCGGATTGGAAATCGCCAGAAGATATCGAATACGATGGATTAATTTTCCAAGTACCGCCGATATCCAGCTTTCTGGCGTTAGAGCTTTCCTCTAAAGTACCAACCAAAGTAGTAGTAAACAGATCTCTATACGAAGATGGAGTAAGCTCAGCACGAGTATCCATCTTCATTAAATTTAATATATAATCCCAAAATGCTTCGCCAACACCAGCATTAGAATAATCTACATGGATAGTAGCAGAGCAAGATAAAGTACGCTCATTACGTCCTTGCTGTCTCACAAAATTAGCGTAAGCTCCAATAGCATTATAGCCATTACTTACCGAGAAAGATAAGGAATCTAACCAACCAATGTAAGCATTGGAAAATACGGTAAAGGCAGTAACATCTACCGAAATCAGATTTCTAACAGAGTCACTTAGATCTGCTGAGAAAGTAAATTCGTTTGATATTCCTACTGGAACAATGTAGTCGTCTAAAGAACAAAAACCTTTGGACGATGCTTCAACCAAGCCGGGATTAATGGCTACATTTTTTGCATCGCAAAGTAAGTTCTTTCCGTCCACAGTAAATACAGAAACGTCAGCATAAACTGCTGCTGTAGGGATAGCCAATTGAGTTCTCCTATAATTTTCTTAACTGTTTACGCTGGTCTTTAAGATATTCAGCTAGTCGCTCTCTAGCTGTTCTATCGTGCATAACTTTTGTGCCCCCATACCTAAATTGAAATAATGCATGCTCCTCAGTAGATAACACAACAAAGCCTGTTTTAGTCTTTTGAATGTAAAAACTACCATGCAGATCACCCTCAACTATATTAATTGGGAAGGGGTTTACTATAGGTCCGCCAGGATATTTTTTCCTACTTAATTCCCCACGTATTGTTACTCTACCAGAAGTAGCATTATTCAAAAAGTCTACAGCTAATTCAGCTAATCTATAACCCTTTTCACCTAGAGTACGAATTTGTCGCTGAAATATCCAGTCTAGCCTAAAAGTACCGTCTGCATCTGTATACGGAGCGTCTCTATTAGTTACTGCCATTTTCTAACTCATCTACAACAATTACTGTACAATTAGAGCCCGGGTCTTGGTCCCAATGCGATATACCTTGAGTCACAACAGTAATCCTACCGTTAAACTCAAGGATATCGCCTTGAGCAATACCATAATCTAGTTCAGTAATCACCATATACGGACGAAAAACATTTAATCCAAGACTATTAAACGCTTCTGCTTTAGTCAACGGAGTTACTTGGCCATAAATCACTCTATGGTCAATAGATTCATGGCCTGTATTCTCCTGATCTATCAGCTTAAGCTTACTAGACTTGTGTACTATTTCCGTCGGAAGTTCTAGTGACATTAGATGTTAATACCACCCATAGCCGCTAAATAGCGAACTAGGGCTTCGTCGTCCCCCGCAGAAATACTACCGGAAGTAATTACTAATCCGTACAAAGCAAAATTAGTAAATGTAGTTCCATCAGTACCTAACTTAAATGGGCCGCCTACCACGCCATATGTAGTACCAGTAAGAGGTTGAGCAGCAGTAGCCCAGTTTTTACGCACATAGGGCTGATTGCCATCAGTATTTTGCCTAAAGGATAAAACAAATCGTTCACCAGCAATAACAGTGCCAGCAGTAGCCGTCTCATTGCCTGTGTATCCTCCAGAAGAACACTGTAGCTGTCCAGTACTAGTTATCTGCAATTTAAGATCGTTGGTTGATCCATCGTAGAACGCAAGCGATTTAGTACTAGCCGGGATAGCCATCATTTCTGCCAGCATATAAAAACCAAATGGCGGTATAATAGATGCATTAACAGAGGGAGTAGCATTAGTTATCATTAGTGTCATCAGGTCATTAGTACCATCAAACACTATTCTAGGCAAGTTATTGAGGTTCCCTAACTGCCTATTGACGGGAGCATTAGTACCCTCATATAAACTAAATCCATATGTAGGAGCAACAGATTTAAGCTCATTTACAGTAGCATCGGCAGACAGGGAAGTACCGTCTCCCTTAGGATTCCACATAGGATCAAACCACCCATAAAGGGTGTTAGATATCATAAGTGGCGACCAAGAGAAGTTTCGTTTAACTACTAAATTAAACGTAGCACTATGAACCGATGTGCTCGACCTAGTGTAAACAAAATTAGCAGAGAAAGTTCTGGAACTACCAGGCTTAATAGTAAAGCCACCAAAATCAGTAGAGTCGGGCGTAAACTTCCAGATACTTCCATCTCGGGTTAGTGCCTTTTTATATCCTTCCTTAGTGACAAGAGTTAACGTATCTCCTGCTGTATACGTAACTCCCAGCATATATTCATCTACGCGGAACTTAATTTCCTCAAATCCGTCATAGTTATTGCCCAAGGTCAATTCCATATTGGAGGAATCAGCCCGTAAATTTCCACCTATGTTAGGACCTGAGGCATAGTACACATATAAAGTGTTTAATGCGGCCACTTATACAATCCTCCGATATTTCATTAAAACGTTTCCTAAGAGTCTTCTAATATCCTGAATAGAGTTATCGAAGTACTCTTTTTCGATAGGACCTTGTTTCCTAGATTTCAAGTTACCGGCAGTAGTGCCAGTAGCTAATTGGGCAGAGCATGAGGCAACAGCTAAATATAAATCTGCCGGAACTTGACCCCAACCCCAATTAGCCTTTATAGTAATTTCATCATCAGGGCCTGGATAGCTAGACAAAAACTTAACAAAGTCATACGGATAGAACAGGTCGTCACTCATCGAAGCTAGGATATAATCGGTACCTTCGGTTTTAGTAACGCCGTTGACTTTTACATAAGTAGCCTCTCTTAGGCCGTTATGGACATCTAAATAGTATCCTCCGCGAGATATATCGCCAATCCCGTATAAAGTTATTTCACTTTCTCCAGATGGAATCCACGGATTATACCCAGTAAATGTCTCTAAGAACGTAACAACAGATCCTATAGTAATACGTAAAAAATCCGAATCCAAAGATGTTGTTTCTGGAAAAGCGGATTTAATAAACTCAGGAGTTGGAAATGTTGCTATCAACATGTGGTTGCTTATCCTTACTAGCCTTTATAAAGCTAGATAACTCTTTTTCGTTTACACTAATAAAGAAATTACCGCAAGTTGATGCTATGAAGTACCGAGTAGCAAATTTATCTTCTTGGACCCTAGCAATTGTGCCTTCTAACGTTACCTTAGTTCCCAGCAGTAATTTTTCCATAGCCTTTACTCCTATAGCTGGAACGCCGCTGTGTAACGGCGCCCCAGCTACTGTTTATAATGAAGGAGAGAGACTACTAGGCAGTACCTTCAGCCGGCGAGATAAACACCTCGTGACTAAACGCTTGTCCTGTAGTAGTAGCCTGAGTGACTGGCACCTTACGACCACGATACTGAATAGCAATCAATGCCTCAAGAATCGTATTGGCGGTGCCGCGCGTAGTGATGACCTTAAGATATCGTTTAAGGGGCCTAAAGATATCAATAATAATCATCTTATTATTGTCCGTAGTAGCAGTACTGTTTCCACTACTAGTGCCAGTAAGGTCAGCATAAGTACCACCTGAAGTAGTACATTGCTGAACCTTAAGGGATAAAGTACCAGTAGCTGTTCCAGCACCAAGAATGCCGATAAAAACTACCCCGTCCCAGTTCTGCATATCTAACGCATCACTAGTACCAGTAGTTTGGGCCGCCGACAGCACATAGTTAGTGCCATCTGGCATCATATGTGTAAACTTAACGTTCCTTGATAGATTCATTTTATTTTACTGCACCTTTAATCGAGCAAACGCTTCGGCAAGAACAGGCGCGCCATCGCATTCCATTCTGCCGATATAACCAAATTGATTATTACCAGCATAGAGTTCCGTAAGAACTTGCACTGACATATTTGCACCGTTAGCAATCCAGTAAAACTCGGGATCGAACAGGCAAGCAACATAAGCTCCGTCGGCTACGTCAGCAGTGTACTCACTAACATAGTACGGACTCTCCTGAACCGTAGCAGGATTACCAGACGATAATCCATTAGCTGCATACAATCCAGGTTGCCAAAGGTAGTTATTAGAACTATCCTTCAGCTTTCGCAGTTTCTTAAGAACGTCCCTATTAAACACCCAAACAGCATTGCGCCAATAGGCTTGCTTAAGCGAGTGCTTAACATCAATAAAGTCATCCGCCCCAATAGCGTCGTTAGTAGCCGTAGTGGTATCTCGGGCAGTAGTAACGCCATCAGTAGATGCAGTCATAATGCCAAGCGGCTGATTAACACCAGTACCGGTGAGGAACGCTTTCTCTTCAGTAAGCGCAAACCGATACATAAGGCGATCAAGCACGATATTAAGCGCATTAGGACTATTATTGATGAGCTTCATAGAAACCTTAACCAGCTTACTAAGCGGATAAGGCTTAAGCTCTCGCTTACCAAATGCCAATGCAGTATCTTCAGAGACAGCGGTAATTTCGCCAGTCCAATCTGCATCGTTCATATCGGTATCAATAGTAGGAATTCCTAAAGTTTGAGCCCCAACTACCGATATGTTAGTACACAACGAACGCATCCAGAACCTATCTTTGGCATTAGTCAGTACCCTATTCCACAGAACCTGCGGAACAATAAGATAGCCACCGCCTACGTTATCATCAGCTTGGAGGGCCGCGCGATACTCAGGATTTAATTTATTAGCTCCCAGCCTAATAAATTCAGTAAACGCTTTAACTTCAATGACATCGCGCTTACTAATTTCGCCATTATGGAATGACTGCATAAGGCCCTCGTCATTAGTAGCCTTACTATAAGCATCTTCCATATCCTTCGTTCGCATTAAGCGTTCAAGTTCTGCCTGCTTAATATCAATGTCATTTAAGATTCTATCCCAAGTGCCTTGCTCATCAGGAGTCAAATCTTTCGGAGTAGCTTCATACTTCTTACGAAGCGCTACTGCCTGGGTTGTAAGAGAATTAATCTCTTCCTTCAATTGCTTAATGATTAGTGACAATTTTAGTCCTCGCTGCTAGAGTTTTCAGACAAAGTTGATTGACTAACTCAAGATCAGTAGCGGCTTGAGTAATATCATGACATGGCTCATTAGCAGGAACAAACGTAACTGCTACTTCAACCAAACGAGAGAATTTAGTAAAGAGCAAAACAGAGCCTTGCAATTTACGTACTGCCGCTTCCACTAAAGAGATATTATTCTCTTTAGCGTATGCTAAACACGACTCCGCCGACTCAAAGTATTTTACCCCACTTTTATCTGCCCACGCACCTATAGATAATCCGCTTTGAAGACCATACTGCTTGCGTTCCTTTAATGAGGACATTAAAGATTTAGCTAGCGGATTATCTTCTGGCTTATGAAAAGCGAATTTCAAGTACAGTCCAGCATCAGTTTGAGTAAGTTCTAGCGGAAACCCTACCGGCACACCGTATGTATCATGAGCATTAGTAATAAATCCGCGCGACTTAGTAAAATCCGCAAGAACTGAATCACTAAATGCCCCTGGAGCAATAACACGGCCCATATAGTCTGGAATTCCAAAAATAGAGGCTGAGCCAGAGAAAGTTCTATACTTTAAGTCATCTGCATCGTCTTCATCCTCCTCTTCTGTAGAGAAATCTACAGCACAATTTAGATTATTAATCGGCAGGTCTATCTCCGGCCGAAACTGTACTAAGGAATTCTGCATGATAGAGATTTTTTGTTGCAGAATCTGGGTTAAGCCCAATTGCTCGTCTAAATTCGCCATGTGTTATACCATTTGACTCCCAGTTTTTACGTAACCTATCGTGTAATTGGTCTTGGCTTTCTTGTAAGCATTGAACTTGATCTAAGTTCCAGCCACATCTATAGCCTTCCAACGGTACACCGATATCCATATGCACTTGCCTAAGAAGCTGTCTTCCACACTTTCGCATTAATGGAATAATGCAGTTATAGAATGCAGCTCGCATAGCTTCTTCGTAGTTAGAATACGTTTTAGATTTAGATGGCAAACCAATAACCATAGGATCAATCTTAAGGGCCGCGCAGATAATGGAGGACAGTATAGCCATCACATTAACTACGTCGGCATCTACAGGACTGAACGTAACCTTAGTTACTGTCGCATCTAATGGAAGAGTCAGGGGCAATCCCCTAGAATCTCCAGTAAATCGTTGCCATAAACGCTTTAACGCATTCAATTGGACATCTGTTATAGAGTCTGTAGCTGTTTTAGGCGCAATGATTACTGACGGATTAGCAGAATTCCTAAATAGAGATGCTATAGCGGTAGATGCTTCATTAGAAGCAGTTATTTCCCGCAACACACCGTCTACTAGAGCCATACTACGAAAAGGGTCGTCAGGATTAGGTATATTCGTATTAAATATAACTAAATCTTCCCTATTTCTAGGTATTTCTTGACCATTTTCTATAGTAAAATACTCTATTTCAGATCCTGTTACCTTACGTACAACACTGGAGTAAGGTATCCACCAGAAACCAACTAGCTTATCTAAACGATTTTTTCGCTTAAACCAATAGGCAGTTCCATTAGAAACTAAGTCTAAAACAACGCCGCCCCACAAAAAAGAGTCATCATACACGTCGTTAGGATATGATAATACTGATGGTAAACTATTTTCTTCTTTAAAGAAAGTGCCATCAACCTCTTTTTGTAACTCAAACGGACATTCTACTAACTGTTCAGCCACCCATCCTATAATGGAGAAGACAGAAGAGTTAGTGAATAGGCCAGAGCCTAACTCTGACCTATGATCTAGCTTAGTACCCCCCAGAATAAACGGGGATTGGCCTATAAAACTTGAATATGCTCTAGAATAGATGTCCGGGTCTCTTGCTTTAGATTTACCGAACTTAAACCACTTCATTCAGAGGCGCCCTTCCTAGATTTAATGAAGAAGGAGAATAAATCCCAAACAGCACCTATTAATCCGACTATAGCAGCAGCTAACATTGGGTCTAGAGTTTCAGAACTCTTACCAAAGAAGAATGCGGCTATAGGTAATATAGCGCTTCGGATTATAATTTCTTTATCGAATTTCATTTACTGTGGTCCTCCGACTTTAAGATGCGTAAGATTTCATCAACCCTAGCTTCTAATTTAGTAAGTCGCTCACTATCTACCATACGAGCATTATAGAAGTCGTTGGTTAGCCCAGTTCTCTCTGATCTCCAAGTCTTCAATTTTTCAATCTCGTATTCTAAGGAAAGCCACTTAGCCGCGCCCGTCACGCTAATAAGAACAATAGTGCCAATTGTTATTAATGCCCAACGGGTTATTTTTGCCAATATGCGAATTTGTAGCTCCGATAGTATATGCTCTATATCTTGTATTTCCTGCTCGCTCAAAATAGTCCACCTCTTACCCAACGCATTACAGTTTCACCACTAACCTCAAAGTGCATAGAATCTTCTACGCCAAATTCAGCTCCCCAAAAGAAGCCATCATCATTTTTACTTTGTGGTTTAAGGTATTGGTAGAGTACTATTAGCTCAGGCTGAGTAAGTCCATCACCAGGAGCGTCTAAAACACCAGCTATAGTAAAATCTATAGCCAATCCAAGCGAGTGATTACTGTAAACCTTTGGATTAACTCTAGTAGCTCTACAGCACAGCATTCCTGCCGTACCTAATTTCTTATATAGAGACGGATTATCCGCTTTTAGCTCATTTAGCTTCTTAGTAAGAAGCGAGATAGCTAAAAAGTGCCCAGTAACCTTAAATGGACCAACGCTTCGAGTTCGCATTCGCTTAGACCACTCAGGGTTAAGTATTGAACTACAATTTTTAGTCAATTTTCCAGGCGCGCCCCATTTTCGCATTAAAAATGAGGTAGGAGTGGGTGTTGCATACCCATTAATGGATATTTTTGATGGTGTTTTAGTCATATAAGTTCACCTTATCGAAGTTCCAAGACGATTTAGGTTGTTGGAACTTACGAATAGCAAGGGCTAATGCCATTACACAGTCATCGAAATACCCGGTAGGAGCTGAATATACAACACCAAAATTAGTGAATTCAAACTCAAACGTCATCAATTCATTATAAATGAATGAAGGATTATCGGGTATTCTTACGTCTTGCGAAGCTATTGACACTGCTAAAAGCTGCATCAATCCTTGTTTATTGACTCTAGTAAACTTAAAGCCTTCTATAGAGCCATATGAGGAACCTTTTTGTAAGGCTTCAACTATAGGATCGCCAACGCCAGTAGCATCAACTAAGGCGGGCGCGCCGTCAATCGCGGTGAGTATACGCTGAATGGTCATATCCCACGGCAAATTGTTAAATCTGTCAAAGTAGCATACGTGACACTTATAATCAAGCCCCACAACTACGGTGTAGTCTATCGATTTAGCTACGTCAACCCCGAACACTACTGGAACATTAGTTGACAAGCCTTCCCTAACGCATGCTTTGATATTATCCTCTCCGAATGGGTTAGATCCCGATTCAGAGGCTTCTGCTTCATACAATTCTCTAAATACTGCTTCTGGAAGGTTATTTTTAGCATCTTCAATCTCAGCAGCATCTAATACTCCGGCTTCTACAGCATCATATGCAGTAATTTTATGATAACTCATGTCGGGCGCGCCACTTTCGGCCTTTCTAGCTAGTTCATAGAACCAGTTTAAGCGCCCTTTTACGTTACCAATTATACGAATTTTGCCGCGAGTCTTAGTTAGAGTACTACGTACTGCGTACCAAGCATCCTTTTTACATCGAGATGCTTCGTCAATAACAGCCGCGTAGACGTCTTCACCATATAGAGAGTCAGGTTTATCGGCAGATTTAAAGTGTATTATTCCGCCAAATACAAATTCAATAGTTAAAAAAGTGTCATTTAGCTTAACTAACTTCTGACTAATAAAGTCTCTCAGAGAATTTTTCAGTCGTAAGTAAGCTATTTTAGCCTGTGAACTAACAGGTGCTATCCACCAGTAGTTTTGACCACGCTTGCCTTGTATGGCCTGCTCTACAAGCCATACAATGCAACCGTGAGTCTTACCGCTTTTAGTAGATGCTTCAATGAAAGAGTATCTTTGGTCATTGAAAATTGCATCTAGTTGTTTGGGGTAAAGGTATGGGCGAGAATATGAGATTGTCATGAACCACTCTAGCTATTAGCCGCTCTTTATTTCCCCCATCTCTAACTTAAGCACAGCCTCGTTAACGGAATTAGCGTCTTCAGCGTATTCTGGCATCCTACCAGCTATACGATCCATTAAATACATGACGGCGCGAAGATTGGGCGGATGTTTAACGACTTTTTTTCTAATTAGTACTTGATCCGTAGGTTTTACATTAGGTAAGCTTTCAATACCTAATTTTTCTATCAAATAAGCACCAGATACGTACTCTTCCTCTACTGTAGTAGCTTGCCCGAACGCTAATTCAAAGGCTTTTCTTACTATATCAGGTAAGTTTTCAGCTATTACAGCTTCGCATTCCGATACTTCTGGAATATATCTACTGATTCTAGACATTCCATACTCCGTCTATGTTCCACTCTTCGCAGAATTTACGATTTGCAATTCTAGCGGCCTTAAATGGATCAAATAAGGAGATAAGCGACAGCTTGCCAAACGTGCTAAGGCAATATTTAAAATGCTCTAGCAGCGCTTTAACGAATTCTGCACGCTGAGTTGGCTTTAACGAATTATACTTTTCGTTCGTTTTTAGAAGAAAGTTAATAATTCGTTGTCTATCTCGTTCAGATATCATGTTACCTCCGCAATCCAACTAGCTCCTGTAACTGGAGCTACTCCAGTAGATAATGAAGCACCGTTATTATTTGCGAATGGAATTAACGCAGGGCTCCAATTACCACTAGTTTCCGATAAGCCAAAATAATTATCTAATGCGTCATCCGTATTTCTAGCCGCGTAAATTATTACGGCTTCGATAGGCAACGCTCTTACCGCATTAGTTATAGCGGCAAAGTATTGTCCTCTTTGTGCATGGCTTTGTCGTCTACAACTAGACAATAGCCAAGACCAAGGAAAGCCTAATTCGCTAACAATCCACCGTTTTCGCGGTAAAATGAAGGATGAGTGGGAATCTCTAATATAGTTAATCCGACTCATTATCATAGTACACACTTCAGCGGCGTACTGATCTTCATGCATTACGCTATTTGGTAGGGCGCCCGTACCGACATTTAACGTATAGTATTCGTGGTTGTCAGTAAATGGAGTAGCGTTGTGGTAAGTTCCTGATCGTACACTAGCACATTCTCTATAAAAGTCATCGGTGCTAAGTACTGTATTGCGATTAAACCAGGAAGCGCCTAATTCTACTTCAAAAGAAGCATCAGCTACATCCATATCTCCAAAATCTGAGGAGGCTACTATATTATCATCTATTTCGCGGACTCCACGGACGCTGTCATAGTTGTTGCCGGGATATAGCGAGTGAAGCGTTGCCCACGTAGCATCTGAATCAATAGTGCCTCCTAAGGAGGAGCTTATTACCCTAGATTTAGTAGTAGCCTCTATTAAGCCGCCTGCGCCCGTTAAATTACGCTCATTGCCCCTCTGTATTACTAATGAAGTAAGGGGTTGTCCTAAAGTTGTAGTCCAATAACTTTGGATATGAGCATAAATAAGGTTTAGTCTAGTGATTAAACTAGCCCACATTGGCTGTGGCGGCCGCTTCCATATAGGCCACGA